CTGCGCCGCCGCTGGCGTCTGAAACGCCGCTTGATTCGGGGTGTACTTATTCTTTTTCTCCCCGTCGCCGCCGGAAAACAGACCGGCAAGTCCGCCAATGCCTGCGCCAATCGCCGCGCCGTATGGACCAAACGCGGAGCCCGCCGCCGCTCCGGTTCCCGCGCCCGCTAGTGCTTTGGTTCCTGATAAGCCCATTATTTAAACCTCCTGCGCCTATCGACGCGGTGTTGACCCTGTTTTGTTCCAATCTCTAAAGAAATTGCCGAAAGCGCGAACCCCTGACCTACTGTTGAGCCAGGTAAGGATTCGTCGGAGATTTCGAGCATGATCGAGGTACATTTTTGCCTTGACGGTGAAAACCTGACAATGTGCGCGTGATGCCGATAGTCATCCGAAAGCCCGTCCCCGAAATGCTCGGACGTGTCGAACGCCAAAAGCTGCCCATCATAAAAATACACCGCGCCCGTATCGTCATCTACGCCGGAAGCGCCAATTGCAAAAACCCCGTCGCTGTTGATGTCGATCGCCATCCCCTGATATCCGCCGAAATAGTCGCTCGTGTCGGTGTCGGTTCCGTGGATTTTTTGAATCTCAGTCCAGCCCGCATCTAATAGCCGATACGCATAGGCCGCGCCAGCGTTTGATCCCAAGTCGTCATCGCCGTTAGCGCCGACACAAATCCATTCGCCGTTGATTGCAACGTCATCACCGAACCTGTCTTGCGATGCCTCGTCGGAGGCCGTTAGAGTGGCCGCGAGCGTCCAAACGCCAGACGCGCGATCGAACACAAACGCTTTGCCGAGCTTTACCGCTGCGCTCCGATACGGCGCCCCCACAACAATCGTGTCGTCATCGATTGCCACCGAATGCCCGAACCAATCATAAGTAACGTCAAGGCCCGTCAACTTTTGCTGTTGCGTCCAAGTCGTGCCGCTACGAGTAAAAACATATGCCGCGCCGCCGTTGCTCGCCCCATAAACCGCGCCGCAAACAATAGTATCCCCGCTGATATCCAGGCTTTCCGAGAAATAATCGCCCGCCTGCGAGTCTGACCCGACAAACGTTTGCTCAAGCGTCCAAGTCGTACCGCTGCGCGTGTAAACGTAGCATTTCCCCTTGTAGCTATCTTTTTGTGAGCCGATCGCTAGCGTATCGCCATCAAGAGCTACGTCTATCCCGAAAAACCGATCCGCGCCCGTAAAATCAGGAGGGGTTAACGTCTGTTCAAGCGCCCACGTCCGCCCCGTGCGCCGATAAATATAAGCCGCGCCGTAGTCGGTGTCGGTTATACTCTGAAGCCCGATCGCGCCGATTGCGACAGTATCGCCGCTGATAGCAACCGACCATCCCGCCTGGTAGCCGTCAAGAGTTGGCGGTTGAATCGTTGCCTGTTTGTACCACCCATCGGCGTCTTGGTGCCAAATCTCCGCAAAGCCCGGTCCTGGAGTCGCGCCGCCGCTCGGCGCTCCAATGACCGCCCATGATCCATCGAGAACGACCGACCAGCCGAAGTTGTCGCTTTCGCTCGTTCCGTCTGCCTTGGTTTCGTTGCCTTGCGTGTCATGGGTTATATTGTCAACCCATACCGGATCGTTGTCGTATGCCGCCTTAATCCTTACGCGATGAGGGGTGATGTTCTGCATCTCAAGCAACGCCTTGTAAACGCGCTTATATCCGCCAAGATTTGCCAGCGATAGCCAACCGATCCGCTCTTTTTGAGAAATTGCCGTTGAGCCGTCGGTGTAGCTAGCCCTGTTTTGCTGATAAACCTTCGATCCCGTCGTGCTTTTAAACCACAAAAGCCCGTTTGCGACGCAAGCCCCGGTTGCCGCATGCGCTGTAAAAACTCCCCATCCCTGATACTTGTAATCATAGACGAGCGCATCGCCATCGCTTACCCAAATAGCATAATGATCGTCGGGCACAATATGGCCGGAAACAAGCGTCACCTGCCGAAACCAGTGAAGCGCCGCCTGTCCGATCGCCGTGACGTTAAGCGACTTGTCAAGCAAGTAGATGTTGTCCGATCCCTCGAACATTAGCCCGGCGGGTGTCTCGACGATCGTTTCATGGTTTACGCACCCGACCGCCTCTGATATTAGCATCGGTTCGGAATATCCAGCGCCCGAGCCCGTGCGAGAAAGCCCGCTACCATGAATGGCATAGATGCGGTTGCTTTTGAAAATAATCAGCCGATCAATAAACGAAGCGAGCGCCGTCGGATCGCCGCCAACCGGCGGAACGACCACCGATAGGTTGTCACCACAAAAGGCTACCGCCTCATTTTCAACGAAAACCTTGGAATAATAAATTTTCCCGTTTTCAGCACTAGCCAAAAAATAGCGCTGTTGATGAATGCACGAGATCCGGTGAGGGTGCGCTGGAACGTGCTCCAATACCGCTCCAGTGGTGTAAACGTACTCGTCACCAAGCGCATCCGAGCCATCATCGGTATAGGTAAACGTGCGCGCCGTTGGATCGTTTCGGAAGCTCTTGATGCGATAATAAACCGAACCGTTGACCGCTGTTCGATAAAGAACGACGCTGATCCCGCTGCCACCCTTCATTGATGTTGGGCAATTGGGAATTACAACCTCGATTGAATCTGTTCCTCCTGCGGTTGCCTCCTCGGAGACTGCTGGACTGGGCGCGGATAGGTGCCGTTGACCACGCTTGTCGTACCATTCATAAACGACAATGTATCCATAAAAACCGTCCGCTATCGTCCCCCCTGAGCCCTGCGCCGTCGCCGTTACGCTATAAGGATAGGTGACAAAACCCTGCTCGAACGCCTCTTGACCATCAAAGTCAAACATCGATGCGTTGGGGATTAACAGTGATTCCCTTGTCTCGATCGCGCGCCCCGCCTGCGCCGTGCGATCAATCGTAACAAGCGAGATTGAGCTGGTTTCCTCGCCGGTTCTTCGGATCACCGTGAGCAGCCATTGATCAGTATCCAAAACATGAACGTTTGAGAACGTCGCGTAGCCTAAAACCGTCCCGTATCCTTGAAGAAACCGCGCGATGTGATTTTTACTGGCGTCCAGAATCAAATAAAACGGGCGCGGATCGTCGGTGTCAATCGCGGAAAACTTCAACGCGATGTAGTGCTGAGCCGCCGTTGTCGAATCCGCAAACGGCTTAGCTGTTGGCCTAAAGCCATAAAGCCAAAGCGCGCCAGTTCCGGCAACGCCCGTTCCGCTGTTGTCGGTGAACGTGTTGTGCTCGATTGAGTCGTTGTTCTCGGTCGCTGGACTAGGCGCCGTTGTCAAGTAAATGGCCGATGTTGTCGCGGAAGTCGCAACGCCGCAAATGCTAACGACCGGATCGGTTGTCCACGTCCCGAGCTGAACCGCGCTCACAACGCTTGACCCGTCTTTGTCGTATCCTTCGGCGTGATACTCGCGCGGGGTTGTCCCGGTGTCCGCCCAAAGGATAACCCCCTTGTTATCGTCCATCTTAAAGCAGCCGACCGCCTCAACCTGAGTCGCCGCTATGTTGTTAACAGTCCAAGTTGGCGAAGCGTCGTTGATGTCGTCTACGGTGCAAGCCTCCGCATCTTCCGCCGATGTCTTATGCGCGACAAGCAGCGCCCCGGCGCCAAGTTCACACACGTCAAAGGCCGCATAGCGCACCAATGAAACGTAAGTATTCGTTGCGCCGCTGATCGCGGTATAGCTTGCGGGGTGAGCGCCCGCCGCCGTTACCGCGCCATATTCAAGATTGTTTGTCGAGCTGTTTGACCTGAAGACCCATAGCGTACCGTCAACCTCGATGATGCGTAGCGCTACCGCGTTAGCGACTGCGCCGCTTGAAACGATCTCGTTAGTGTAGCGATCGTATACGCGCAATTCCCACGTACTAGCCGCCGCGATGTTATCGGTACGCTTTAGAACTACCGCGCGAAAATCGTCATTTTGCGCTACCTCTGCCCAATAGATGAACGTTTCGCCGCCGCTTTCAAGGTGTTCTACGTCAACGTCACAAAACCCGAGCGTGTCTATCGTCTCGAACTCGCTCGTTCGGTCGCTGTACGCTGAAATAGACTCCCCGAGCAAATAGGCGACCTCTTTATATGCCGCCATTTTTTGATCGGTGTAAGTGCTGGCGATTGACGTTAACCCGTGACGCTTGCGGAACTCCCCAGCGTAGAGCTGAACAGAATTTTCGAGCACGATCGGGCCGCTTGGTTGCAGTTTTGGGTCGCTTCCAGCCGCAAGGCCAGCGCCTAGCGGGATTGGAACAACTTGCTTAGCGAGAGCCATCTATATGATCTCCCACTGATTCGGGCCGACCACAATAAGCGTTGCTATGTCGCCGCGTGACGCTAGGGACTTTTGAGCCGTTGAACCGTCTACTGTCCCGGGGGCGACGCGATAATAAACGACGTGCGTATCAGATGCGTTTTTTAAAATCAAAACTCGACCAATGTCAGAAACCCCTACCTCTGGAAGCGAAACGATGATGTTGTTCGATTCAGAGGTGAAAATAATCACCTCTTCCAGCTTCGCCGTCGTCTTTAGCTCTGACACCTTGCGCGGAATACCAAAAGGTCTTTCAATATGACCGATCGCCTCATTAACCGCGCTTCGCGTCGCGTCGAGCATAGCCCGTTCGATTGGGCTTTTAGGTAGAAAATCACGCATTGCGGAGCACGTCCCACACGTCGAGCCCTAGCGTTTCCATTTCAACATCTCGAACCCGATCGGGCTCGTTGTCGTCAAGGTCGGTCGCCATGTTGCGAATACGTGCGACAAGATCTGCTTTTTGCTTAACCAAAAGCGTCGCGTCTTCTTCCTGCTTTTGTGCAAGCTTAATGCAGCAATCAACAACCGCGTATTCCTCCCAACCGGCAAACCCGTTCCATGTGTCCGAATCCTCGTCAAGTTCCGACGGCGCGGGGCAATACCACACCGTTACCGTCCCGCTCCAGTTCGGTGTTGGAATAAATTTGATCGTGGTGCCGATGGCCCGATACCGCGTTGAAAGCTCGGTTGCCCCCGCATCCTGTAGCGCATTGCGCTCCGAGAAGTTAAACCGCTTCATCGGGTAGGATTTTGAACCAGAGGTAACGTCAACACCTTCAATTCGATAGAAATCAGACGCCAAATCGTACTCGTCGGTACCGCTTACGACGGATACCGACTGAGAACTAACGTACAAATCCTTGTTAACGCTAACCAACAAGTCGTAAAGCTCCGCTAAGGAAGCATTTACCATACGCCCCATTTCGGCGGCGGATACGTAGTTGGTGTCAACGTCGGATCGCTCGTAAACTTCGGCTTTAATTTCCGCGAATGTTCGATTTCGGGCCATCGGTTAGCCTACGCCCACTTTCGCCCGAGAACTTCAACGGTGATTCTAATCGTACACGATGTCAAATCGCGAAGGTTTCCCGCGCTGTTGTGGTCATAGATGTTAAGGGTTATCGTGCCGGTGGTGGTTATCGTGTGGCTTTTTACTTCCGCGCGACGGCCAACTTCGGTTGTTTTCTGAACGAGCAAGGTCAAGCCCAAAAGAGCCTGAGCCGGTTTATCAAGCGTCAAGACGTAAACGCCCTGGCTTGACCTTGAAAGAGACGTGATCCCGCGCTGGCGAGTGTACGAGCTAACCGCACCGGAAGCGTTCATTGCCGCTTCGAGGTAGAACTTCGTCGCATCGGGTTCACCGGATCGCGGTGGAAAAGTAATTGTTGCGTCCATTCGGCATCCTTTTACCAAGCCCCCCCGCTTGGTTGCTAGAAGTTGTTAGAAGCTGTAAACGCCGTTCGCGCCCGCTGCCTTACAAATCAGGTTACCCCAATAGGCCAGCCGGAACTCGATCATGTCGTAGTCTTCCATGTGGCGACCCTTGACCAGCCATTGCGGGCAATTCCCCATCGATCGGAACTCCCATACATCGTTGGTCAGCACATAGATTTTATCCTCTGGGCAGTTTGCGTCAGAGAACACGTCGATCGTCGCTGGTCCGGCGTGAACGCGGGCTCCGTTGTAACCGACCTCGGCAACGATTTTCCCGTCGCTGTTCTTGAGCTTCTGAACGTCTTTGATCATCTCGGTGCGACCCGAAACGCCGATCAGGAACTCGCGGAAACGATCCGTCCCCATGTAGGCGGTATCGGCAATCCAGCCGCCGTTTCGATGGATTCGAGACGCCAAGAGGGAGATCGCCTCTTCGGTCGAAAGGCCGGGGTTCGATGTTGAGCTGTAGCGCACGCCCGCCAAGCGGGACACGTCAGCGGAACGATCGGCGTCAGAGCCGAAAACGGAATCACCGGAAGTCGGCGCCGTTGTCGGAATCCACGCGCCAAGACCTTGAACGAGGTTACGATCGCTTGCGCTGTCATAATCCCCTTCAACGAAAATCGCGTCGCCGTCGGTAATTCCCGAGATCGTCGAAACATTCGCGGAAACCGTCATGGTCCCGGCGTCGCGATCGATCGCGCTGACCGTCAACGACTCTCCGCTATCGCGAAGCGCCGAGGCTTCGTCAGCCGCGAAAACCAGCTCCATTCCGACCTCGAAGTTGGTGATGTCGTCGGCGTTTTCGAGGGTTAACGTAGTGCTTGCCGTCGGGGTGTCAACGGTTCCGATTTTGCCCGAGCCGTTGCCGAACATGCGGATCCCGAGAGAGCGATTGAGCGCCAATAGTGCCGAATCGCCTTCGGTTTTCATCGCCTCCATGAAGGCACCCGCGTTCCCCTGCGATGCAAGGTAAGTCTCGGTATCGATCGCGCCTACGGCGTAATCGTGCTTTCTTGAAACCTCGAATTGTTTCCCCTTGCTCGGGTTGCGGTTGCCCTTGGCGTGGGTGAAAGAATTGGATCGCCCGGTCATCGGAGCATAGAGCATCGGGTAACGGATTTTGCCGTTGCCGTACCAGCCCATTTTTTTCTTGAACCGACCGTAAGCGACGTTGTGCTTTGCGACGCCCTCTAATACCTTGCCGTCGTCGTAAAGGGTTTTTAGTGCATAATCAAAAGCTGTGAGATCTAGATTTGTTGCCATTTTTTCCTCGTAACGGTTCCCCGCTGCGAAGTCGTGGCCGCTTTCTCGATCTCATTGGGCCGCTGAGCTTTGCTCAACTTCAAACTTTGGGTTCCTGGTTAGTGAGCGCTATGCGCCCGGTTTTTCTCCCTGAAGCATCTTGATAACGAGGGCTTCTTTTTCCTCTTCTGTCAAAGTCCGTTCCTCGGTACTCGGCGGTTGCTTCATGTCCTGCGTTAAAGTTTGTGGCGGTTGGCCCTGTGGTGGTGGGTTTTGTTGGGCCGGGGACTTTTCGGGTTGCGCCGAAAGTAAACCAGTAAGTTTTTCTCTTACTGATGGTAGCTTGCTGAGCCGGTCAATGCTAGAGAAAATTCGCTCTGTGTATTCTTTTTCCATTGTTTCTAACATGTTGCCGTAGTCGGGGATACGCCCCGTGTCCGCGTGGTACTTGGTAGCGCGCTGGAAAGCATCACGCGCGATCGTGTCGCCTTCTTCTGAAAGCGTCGAAAGAACGGGGAACCTGTCCGTTGCCGTTGTTACCGCGCGTTGGATCGACGCGATTTCGTTGCCCTGCGCGCGCTCTTGTCTTTCCTCTTGGAGTTGCTTTTCAAGCGCCTCGATTCGACTTAACGCATCTTGCGCCGTCGGTTGCTTCGGTTCCCCGTCGCCGCCTAACATTTTTTCAGCCAGGCTCATGGGGTCGATCCCGAGCTGACGAACAACCGTTAGCGGATCATCATTGGCCTTGCCCTGCAATTCTCGCCAGCGATTCAGCTCAACCTCTTGGGCTTTCAATGCCGCCTCGCGCGCGTACAGCTCACGATCGCGCCGTGCCAGATCGTCTTGAACCCGTGTTAGCTTATCATCCGGCGGTGTTTCTGCCGGTGGCGTTTCCGGGGGCTTTGAGTCATCCGGCGGTGTTTCTGCCGGTGGCGGTGTTCCGGTTTCGAGCGCCGCCCTTACCGCGTCTTCTGGGCTTTGCGCGGGCTCATTGTTTGATTGCACGCCTTCGGTCCCCGGCGTGTCGTCTACGTCAAATAACGGTGCTGACAGTTGCCAAAATCGCCTCATATCTCGATCTCCTTACATTGGCGGTTGATTTATTGGTGGCGCCATTGGCGGGACCGGCGGTGGTTCGCCGCCTCCCATCGGTGGCATCGGTGCGCCCATTGGTGGCATCGGCGGCGCCGCCATTTCTTCGGCTTGCGCTATCCAATCCATTAAAAGCTGACGGTTTTCGTCGGGTACGCCCTCGCGCTTGCTTCGGGACAAGTTAGCCATCGCTAAGGGTATGCCATATTCAAGGTTTTGGTGTTCTTCTGGCGCGTACCACTTCCCACGCAATAGTTCGCTGATAATCCAGTCCATCTCATCGCGCGCTGCAATCTCAAGCGAGGTGAACTGTTCGAGGTCCGGCATTTGTAACAGCGAGATCGCCTGATCGCGCGTGATAAACTGCGCCGCCATCATCTCTTCAACCGCCGCCATGCGCCCCGCTGGCGTGTTCGGCAACATCGACGAAGGGAAAATTTGAAGCTCGAAAGCGTCGCGCTCGAGGTCAACTTCCTTCCAGTCAATACGCTCAATGCGCCCCTTGTGGCGATAGTTCGTTGCGTATCCGCCATTGCTCTCCGCGATGTCCTTCAGCGTCATTACGGTCAGCTCGGCAAAGTCGCACCAGAAATCGTCCCACGCCTGATTTAACA